CGGTGACGGTCGTCCGCCCCGGTACAATCCCTTCTGAACTTCAGCAAATCTATCAGGCATCTTATTTTTCCTCATTGAAATCAATAACCTTCATCGCTACCATAAGAGCAAGATTGGCCGGTTCATCTACATCTTCATACAACGCACGATCAAAAGCTTCCTTGAATGCCCTCTGGAAAGTCAAACGACGCTCATCATCGCCTTTGCGAAGTTTACGCATGATATAGCTGTAACTCAAATCAACATGGGGATCTTCGGTGTCGGTCACTGCTGCGTAAGCACATAGAGCTTTCTTGGTAAGCTCGTCGTCACCAAGCATTCTCAAATCTTTACAGACGGTCGCTAGCTCACTTTCAATGCTCATATGTGCTCCAATAATCCAAAGCTACCTTTCTGAAACTCTCATCGAGAAAATCAGACTCCATCAGACCGAATGTCGATAGACCAGATTCAACTTCGACATCCACACCAACCTTGGTTGCATCCAAGAACTGATCGGCCACGTACTGGGAGATGCCGTAGATAACAGGGATACTTATGAACTTACTACCATATACCTTGACTTGTACTTCTATCTCGTCATTCTGGTGTCTGACTGAACATTCTGCGTCTATTTCCTGCCGGAGAGCGCTGGCTAGTACTTTGGCGAAGCGCGCCTTATGATGCAAAGTTTGACCACTTATCTTCACTACAGCACGTGTAAGAGGACATTTTTGTCTTATTAACGCACGCTTGACTAACTTGGTAATTGGTCCGTCAGAGGCAATCGTCTCTTCCTCGGGCTGAGCAAATTCTGTCACATCCTCGGGCTCTTCAATGACTGGTTCAACTGGTTCAACCTCAGTTTCCTGACCTTCCCAGACTTGTTTAATTTGTGTACTGGAACGTGGATCAATAGTAACAGTACGAACCATGACCATGCTTAGCTCTGGTCTAGGTCTGAGCGAGGCTCCAATGTCGTTCAGTCGTACAAAACCAATATGCAAAGGAACTTCGATTCCACTGACCGGAATTGCCACAAAGCCAGGTTTGACATCAACCATCATCTGGTTGGTTGGTCTCCGTTTGATATCCGCAGAGACACCAGGGAAATTGACCTGAACAAGAACCGCGTCATTCAGAATAGCGGTCTTGAGATTCTCCATGAAATCATCAAACCCATATTCGATTATCGAATCGATTTCCTCTTCGGGAATCTGTCCGCGTCGCAGGCCCTGTTTAAGTTGTTCTTGAGTCTGAGCATAGACCTTAGGTGATACGCTGATGTTGCTGGGATCGTAACGAGAGAACCAAGAGAAATCTGTAATGGGACGATTAACTCTCTGTCCTACCGGAATCTCTCTGAACTCTTCTGGGAGTTGTTCCCAAAGTTTCTGTACCAGATCCTTGTTCTGTCGATATCCTTTCGAAGTCCAATCCAGTGTACCACTAGCCACTTCCTGACCTTTATCATCAACATAGGTCACAGGAATCATCGCATCAGCCGCGCGCATCTCTTTGCTCAAACTCCCCATATCCTGGGTGACACGTGCAATTGTTCCAGGAACCTGCCCTACTAACTGAGCAACCACATCCGGGTTCTGACTCTTAAAAGCTTTGTCGAGTTCCTGAAGTTGCTTAATCAAATCAGATAGAGGGCCTTTCATGTTATCATAGGCATCCTCCACTTTCTCTTGACGAGCACGGTAATCTTCATTGAACTTAGCTTTCCACCAATTCTTAATGCGTTGGACCACACCTGCTACGCGCACCAAATCATTGCTATCTTCTTGTAGCTCTAATGCGGCGTGCCGTAGCAATTGGAGATCATGCTGATTCATTATCCCTTCAGTACTTCTTCGGCTGCTCTCAATAGGGTGATGCTCTGTTCGACAGCATCGTTGTCGTCACAAATCTCAGATGCTTTTACCAAAAGAGCTGAGGCTATTCCTTTGTTTCCATTGTGGGCGGCCTTCTTGGCTCTCTTCACCAAGTCAACCACGTATGCTGCTGCTTCCTGCATTGGTTCCTCCTGGGGTTGCGGCTGGGTTTCTAAATCAGGTATCTCTTGCTGCTCTTGTGGCGCTGGTTCTTGCGGCTGCTCTGCTTGTTCTGGCTGCTGTTCGGGTTGTGCTTGTGGCTCTTGTGCTGGTTCAGCGGGAGCTTCTGTTGGTTGCTCTTCCTGTCCTTGAAGCATCTGCTCTATAGTCTGTGAGAAGTTCTCTCGATACAAAGAAGAGAGATGTTGCTTATGGGTGGTTAATGAATTTTTATAGTTCTGTGCTGCGTCCAGATAAGCACTGAAATCATCCCGGGAACTATCTAGCTTATCAAACACTCCACCCATCGCATTGAAAACCTTCTCTGCCATTCGTAGAGCAGCACGAGCAGCTTCCTTCTGCTTTCCCATCTTGTTGCGGAAAATCCGGTCTAACAGAGAACCTTCCATCTGTTTGTACGTAGGAATATTCTCTTTCAACCATTGAACGGGACCAGCTTCGCTAATCAACGCCTCTTTGGTAATACTAGGATCGGGCGCACCAACTGCACGTAGAAGCCCCTGAAACTCAGCTGTACTAGGCATGGTGACAGAGCCTGGACTTAGATTCTCGGGGGTTCCACCTATCTCGTGCTGCATTTCAGACAGCTGAGTACTTGTCAAACCACCAACATCAGATTGATAATGCTCTGAAATAATATCAGCCCTCAGTTGTTCCAGCTCTGGCAGACGATTGAATATTCCATCCAAAGCATCAATTAACTTCCAGGAATAGTATAGAACCTTAGGGTATTCTCGGTTCTTCATGGCCATACGAGCTTCATGAAGATCGGCACGTAAATCAGGCTTAGCCTCCTTTGCCCGCTCCCGCATATCGGTATCGATATCGGTAATAGTATCAGAGACTCGACGGTATGCTTCGGACCCGTAGTATCTGACATACTCCATCGGGTTCAGCTTTCGACCTAACCATTTGAGAGCCGACCTTCTTTGGGCTTCTTTTTCCATGTTCATAGAGACTCCACTCATCTAACTAAGAAGCCAGAATATGCGCTGCACTATTATGGTGGAGTTGGAGGTGCGGGAGGTGCTCCGCCACCTGCGGGAGCTGGTGCTCCTCCACCGCCTGGTGGTTTAGGCGCTCCGCCGCCACCAATAGGAGCTGGAGGAGGTGCTCCGCCTGGTTTCGGTCCGCCACCGCCACCACCTAGTGGAGGAGGTGCTCCTCCCAGTGGTGGTGCTCCACCTGGAGGTACTTGACCTGGCACAGCTGCTTCTGCTGCTGGCTCGTATGGGCTCTCACCTGGCACAGGCTCATCTGCAACTTCTTCAATCTCATCGCCTGGTCCAAGCGACTTAAGTTCGTGCAACGGATAACGCGCCAGAGCTTGAATCTCACGATTGCGGATCGCGTCCTGAATATCCTCGTATCGAATCTTTCTCTGCTCTTCTTCGTATTCCAATCCCAAACTACGATACAATGTCTGCAAGGACACACGCTTCTGAGCACCTTCACCCTGAGATAGGTTCACCATGTTGTTGATGTAACTATCCATGTCAAACAACGACATGTGATTCCAATCAACCTCAGGAACAATTAACGTCTTCTCACCATCTATGTACTCATAGAAATCTTGAATCTGTGCGATAGGAGCGAAAATCTTGCGCTTCAACCACCCTGTCATCATCTGACGGAACTGCATGTATCTCTGGCGCAACACATCCAAAGCCACTGAGCCAGTAGCATAAGTAGTATCTGATCCGTCCATGATTACAGATGGGACCATCAAACCAATATAGATCTCTTTGATGAGCTGTTGCACATCATTAGATGTATCATAGATGCCCTGACCGTATCCGACTCGATCAACATTAACAGCGTTGTGAGTAAAGATCTTGAAATCTTTATCGTACTGAGCTTCCTCAAAAATGTTGCGGAAATGCTCAAGATCAACAGGAGATGGGCGGAACTCATTGTCACCAATCTTCACCACAGTGAGTGGGTTAACCATGTTATCTGCCTGAGCATACTTAGATTCGCGTAGCTTATCCCATAGCATTAAAGCGCGGAAACAAGACACAATCAAACCAGTTCCCCGAATTTCATACGGAGAAATTCTACGTGCCATATGATGCACATAGAAATTATTCAGTGGAATGTTCTCATTTCTACGAACGTGTTCAATGATACTGGGATCCAATTGCTGACGCTGCTGGATGTCAGTCTGCTGATTGCCATGTACCACTCGTCTTAGATTCTCATCTGGTCGCAGACTGATGATAGGTTCAGCTGCAATTACACTACGCTGGACATTTACATAGTCAGGGTTGAGAATCATGAGCCGGTTCCACTTACCAGCGGCTTCATCTAACTCGCCGTAAATGAATGCCTCTCCGAGAATCCAATACTCTTGTGCAGCTAGTACAGCCATGTTCATCAGATCGATTTCTTCAATCATTTGACCAAAGAACTTTTCAACCTTTGGATTCTTGCACTTGATGTTGAGCTTAGCAATCGGATACGTGCTATGTAGTGTGATTGCGTTATGTACAATAGGATTCAGAGCAAAGAAGCTACGAGCCCAAGCGTTGATAGTAGGACGGTCACGTGGTAGATTGAGATTGGAATTGAGCCACAGAGGAGAGTAAACTTCAGGAATTTGCCGACCGGAATTATTGGCTCCGCGCCAACCACTACCAGATGACATTACGTTTCCGGTAGGTGTAGCTGCCGCAGCCATCTTGTACAAACCCTTACCGCTTCCAGCTACAACACCCATCTGGGTTTGGACCATTTTGATTGGTCTGTCTTGTGGATCAACAAACCCGTCACTGTTCAGATTAGGAACCCATTGAGAACCTTGCTCACGATACTCACCAGCCTCCAGTTGCATTTCCATGATTTCCCGACGCTCATCGCTGATGCTTCGAGCCATACGATTGGTGACCTCAGGTGTTCCGACAATAGCTGCGCGTTTGCGCATCATCTCTTCAGCCCGCGCCCGTTTCTGTTGGTTCATCTCGATTAACTGTTGTGCCCGGGTTATGTTATTGTTGATCTCTACCATAGTAACCCTTTACTAGCCTCTATATCATCCACGGCCGTTGAACATTCTAGGAATATACCCAACAACCGCCTGAATGGGGCGAGGGTCCTCGGCGATTTCATATTTCATGTGGATTGGATTCTTGATAGTAAACCGCTGAGTTACATCGAATTTCCAGGCTAAATAGGCATTCAGAAGAGCCATCAAACCATCGTTGGGACCAATACCCTTAATATACTTTTTACGTGATTCTTCTGCCTTGTCCTTGGTAACCTTAATGTCCATGCTGGAACAATGCTCAATTAACCAGGAAATCTTGTGATGATGTCCACCCGGGAACTTGATTCTGCCCTCTTTTAATAGTCCAAGAACCTCTCCAATGTAATAATCCTTCTCAAATACAATTGTCTTTGGCCATTCATCTTTAGAAAACTTGACATGACCAATTACCTTATGCTGTGCACGAGATGCAAGAAACTTCTCATTATATGTTTTTTGCAATCTATGTGTCAAATCATAAGCATCACCAATATCGCCAACACCAAGAGTTAGATTGTAACGACGAAACATTTCCTCAACTGTCTTTTCTTTATAGTCAGGATCAGTCTTCATCAGCCTAGTAGCAAACTCAACATTAAAGATGTTTCCTTCAACTGTCAGAATGACCGCGCAACTGTACGAACCTTTGCGTCCACGACCAGCGATCTGATCAAGCATTCCTCTCTGGCCCCAGTCGAATCCGCCATAGACACGCTTGCCACCTTCACGATGGATGTACTTCACCATCTTACGGCCCTTTTCGATACACTTCTCTCGAATCTCTTCCGCAGTGATGGTGCCACCTTCACCGTCGTAGAATTCACCTAACACCTCATTCATGTACACACGCTCAGTGTTAATCGGGCTACGCTCTGGTTTGGCTCTGTTAATTGTTTCTCTGGTGAATTTTGGAATGAGCAACTGGTTGTAGTGATATCCAACGTAGTCAG